TTGTTTCACGGTATCGTCAGTCTCTGCCTCGTTGACAAACTGGTTCCACCTCTCAAATAGTAACCTCATCATTCGCTCCTAAAGGGTGTAGTTCTGCCAGTAAGGGCCATAATTATATCCGGGGCGAAGAGAACCTTTTGTTTCTTCATGAGGTACTTCGCCTAGTTCTGTAGACTCTTCTTCATCTGGATTGGTGAAGCGATCTGTACCTAGTTCCTCATGTTCTTCGACAAATTCGAAATAAGGACGTTCTTCGTCGATCCATTTAGCTATGTTAATAAGTGCCATACGATCAGGGGCTAATTCTTTACTAGGAATAATAGCGGCTTCTAGCGAGCCGAAAACATTGCCGCCTTGTACAGAATCTCTAGTAACAATCCCTTTTCTCGAAAGGTAGCTAAATAATCTATCTTGGGCTCCATAAGCCATATCGTTCAAAGACTCTTTTGGAAAAGTTACAATTTCCATTTTATTATAGTCCATAACGATATCTATATCTGCGTGGTCAAAAATCATCAAGTTGCCGCTAAGGTCGCGGCGCATATTTAATTTTATACCTATAGTCTTTTCAGGCTTTTCGGGCAATTCAGGCTTTGATTCAAAAGCCGTTTGTTGAGCAGGGGCGCCGACAGAAATATTAATCGCCATCCGATAAAACCTCCGATACTAATTTTTGTGTCTTTAAGACAAATTCAATCATCTCTTGATCTATTATTATGCCTTTCTTAAAAGACTGTAGTTTTTCTAAAATTTGGTCTGCTTTGGATACCATGCTTAAATCGTTTCTGATATCTTCAGCTTGCTTAACCTCAGAGGTTCTTTCTTTCAGGCGGCCAATTTCTTCATTTAAATAAAGCTTTAAAGACAGACCGTTATCAGAGAACGAAATGATATAGTTTTTGAGTAATTCTCTCTGCTCATCTAAAAGGTCTGAACTGTATTTATTGTTAAATCCTTCGATTATTTTATTATAAGTTAAATCGTCGATGTGAACCATGTTCTTAGGTTCGTGATGTTCTTTCTTAGAAGACATGCCAGATATTAAGTTTCTTTCTAGCAAGACTCTCTCCTTGGGAGACAAAGAATCATTAAAAATCTGTGCTATAGTCGCTAGATTCTTATAATTTGGTACAAAGTTTGAAAATGCAGAAGAAGACACATTCTTGTTTATAAGGTCGATTAATGATGTCTGGCTTTCATAAATCGTTTGTTTATTCAATGAAGCGTGTGCGGTGCGGGTCTCTGTCACAAGCCTCTCAGCTGTGTATAGATCTACGTTCTCTGTTTCGTCTAGAGTTTTATAAAGTTCTAATTCTTGTCCCAATGCAGATGGCTTCGCAAAACTGTTGCGTAAAGTTTCTGTAATAAACGCTTTTTTTCTTTCATCTTTATTAATAATAGATTTTGTCAATTCTTTTATTAATACTTCGTATAAAAAAGCTGTGTTTCGTTTTTTATTATGCTTTAGTTTCATTTTTGTTTAACTCCGAGTATTCTAGACCTTGCAATAAATCAAGCACCTCAACATTAAGTGAGAGAATCTTATTTTCTTCTAATAATTCCTTACCATTATAATTAGTTTCTTGTGATTCAAATGTCATCTTACTCAAGGAATCTAATCCTCCAACTCCTGATTTTCCGGGATGTACTGTCCTAGGATCGACATATCCTCCAGCGGCTGACTTCATACTGCGGCGCCTACCACCAGTTCGACGGTTGTCTTTTTTAACTGGGTAGTATGGTTTACGTTTCGAACCCGGGGTGTAATACCCGTCTTCGCGGCGGCCGGGGGGAGCGTCGGCGGGTGGCGTAGCCAGCAAAACATCATCATCACCTTGTTCTGGCGGGGCTTCTGGCGGGGCTTCTTCAGATGGCGGGGCTGGCCCATCTTCCGGAGGTGCGCCTTCTGGAGGGCCACCAGATGCGTCGTCAAAGGCGCCTCCTAAGCTTCCGCCGCCACCACCTCCGCCTAGGCCGGCTGCTTCCTCTGCCATGGCCTCAGCAACAGCGGCCATCTGAGCATCAAACTTACGATCATAAAAGATTTCTCGTTGATTACGCAGAAATTCTTCTTCTGACATATTAAACAATCTATCTGCGATCCATCGTCTACTAAAGAACCCTTCTGTCGCCGAAGCTGCAACATCAAATTTAGTATTCCAGTGTTCCAATGTCTGCATCTCTGCAATGCGAGAAGGATTGTTTAAAGATAGCTTAAAGCTTACCAAATCCTCGCTTCTGTATCCTAATGTGTACAAGTGAATAATACCAATCTTTTCCAGCTCCGATACAACAGCTCTCTGTAGTCTCTGGATTGTTCTGGCAAATCGAATATCTTTTTGAGCTAGGGTCGTCTTATCTTCTTCCGCGCCCTCTGCTCGTGATAGGTATGATGCAGGTACCTTCAGAGCCGAGAACAATTTATCTCGCAGATACTTGACATCTTCAATCTGTCCAGTAAAAGAACCACCGGGTAGATTTTCAATTTTTGAGCTAGCTTGACCTCGGACAGGAATAAAATAATCTTCTTCGATTGATAGTGGGTTATACCTTAAATCTACGCGGCCGTTTTTTGGATCGATAACCTGATTTCGTTTCATCTGGGTCATGACTTTTTGAACATATTGCTCCACATCGTTTGGTGGAATGTTGCCGACATCCACATAAAAAACTTTTCGATCAGGAGCGCGGACAATCCGGTATGCCATCATAGCGTCTTCCAGCAAAACTAGTTGTCTCCAAATCCGGCGAGCTGGTTCGAGAACAGATGTGCCGTATGGAATGTGTTTATCATTTCCTAAGATTCTAAAATGTGCTACTTGCCAGTTTTCTAATGTAAGGCCGGCAGTGTTCCATTGGTATTGAACATAATCAGGGTTAGACTTGTCTTCCCCCTCCATTCTTTCAACTTCTGATATGGGTAGACCGATGAATGTCTTAATACCCACGTCATCATCAATATCCAAATATAAAAAGTAATCTCCATACTTACACATAGAACGACACCAACCAAAAAGATTGTGCTCAATGTTCATGATATTGTGATAGAGCATATGAAGCATTGCTTTGATTTCTTCATTAGCACATTTAATATTTAGCATCGGCGTTAATAACGAGTGGGTCGTCATTTCATCGGCATAAATATCTAATGCAGAAGCAATTTCTGGAGTGTATTCCATTTGTTCAAAATCCACATACCGTTCTGCACGGTTGTGTTGATTCATCATTTGAGGTTGCATATTACCAAATGGTAAGTATGTACTCTTCTTAAACTGCTGGCCGCTTGCTGAATTAAACTTAGTTGCGTATTTGTCTAGTTGCCGCCTACGCAGGCGGCGGCCTGATTGGGTTCTCCTATTAACGATTGGACCAGAAAAAATTCTTGTTAAATTTTTAAATAATTCCGATCTAGGGTTCCTTGGGTTTCTAGTATTGTCAGCCATTTATCTATCCTTTGAAAAGCCACGAGAGGTCTTGAACTTGTTCGAACTGATCTTGAAGACCGGTTTCTTTTTTGTGGTTGACCATACCCGATACAGTTGTATTAAATGTTGAGTTCGAAGTGATAATAGAATTTAACATTGCTTTTTTATACTCCGCATCTCTTTTGTTAACTGTGAGTGCTGTATCTCTTACCCAGCACCCGATTGCCAGAGCCATAACTAAGTCATCGTGATAACTTCTCATAGCCTCTGCTTTGTTATTATTCCATATAAAAGTTTTAAACTCATCGACAAGACGCGAGGAGTATATAGTAATTAGTTTATTTCGAATGAATTCTTCCATTTTTGCAACGATTAATGGGCGTGTTTTAGAAGAAGTGGTAAAACCGGGGACAGAGTTGTTTAAGGATTCGGCCTGTAGTTGGTCGATATATTCGTGGGTACCTTTAATTGAAAAGTAAATATTTGGATATTCTCTACTTTGTAACTTCTCTAAAATAGATATACCTAAACTATTATTTTCAACAACTAAAAGACAATTGCCGAACTCTTTTCCAGTACTGTCTAATACGCTTGCAAACTGTTCTAAGTTTGGTTTACCGCGATATTCTCCTACTATCTCCATAGTTTCTAATTTAATTATATGGAAAACGGAGTAGTCGGCGCCATCGCCGCGGGCGACATCAGCTACTAGCAAATAAGAAGCCTCGGAATCATATTGCTCCCATAACCACAAGTTTCTATCAAAGCCAGTCCGGTATGTAGGTTCTTTCACGCTGTACACTAAGCGTTCTAAATCTTCTGAATGTATAACTGTTTCGCCAGAGGCATTAAAGTTACATTCTAACTCCTGTGCGATTTGGCGTCGGGACATATTTCTGGTTTCTTTTTCGAACCAATCTTGGTCCCGGTCGGGATGAACATCCCACGGTAAGTTTGTTGGATGAAAATCGTTTTCTTCCTGCGCCGCCTCGGTGTAAGTCTTGTGGAACCAGTTACCAACACCGTTTGGTGTGGATAGTGCGATACAACGACCACCAGTAGATAGTGTAGGATACAAACCAGTCCATAGTTCTTCTAGCCCATCAACGTGGGCGGCCTCATCGATTACGAGGAGGGAAAGTGCTTCAGAACGACCAGCGTCACCTGATGTAGAAGCAGCCTTAACTTCCGAGCCGTTGGTCAGGACAAACGACGTGCGGTTGTCAATCTTGATATCTGCAATACGGAGCCATGGCGGAAGATTCTGCATAATGCTTTTTACTTTCTTGACTAGGTTTGCAGCAGTCTGGAACTTAGTTGCGATGACAAGAACATTTTTGTCCCTGTAAAACAATAGTAGCCAGCAAATATACCCAGCTGTAATAGTAGATATACCTAACTGTCTAGCTTTTAGTATAACATTGAAACGATGATCACTAAAATCAGATAAAAGCTCATCTTGGAATGGATAAGTCTTAAACGGAATTAAGCCTTTTAGAGGGTGGGAAATCCTAGCATAATTATTAA